TACTCAAACCTGTCGGGCAAAAAAAAAGGGACCCCCCGTAATGTGGCCCCAAGCTTCAAAGGATGTTATCTTCATGGCAAAATGCATCCCGACACTTTGTCCATTATTAGTATAAAACGAATTTTCCGAATAAACCGAATTTTCCGAATTATTTTTTTCCCTTATCAAAGAACTTATCATGTATCATAATCCGCACATAGTCCTCTGATACATTGGCCAGCTTTTTTGCTATCCACCGCCAAGCTCTACCCTCCGTATATCTGCTCCGGATAACAAAGCGCAACCTGTCATCCTCTATAGACTCAATCCAGCTTTCTGTTTTTTTTATCTTTTCTTTAAGTTCAGAAAGCTTACTTATTCTCTTATCATATAGTTCTTGATTAAATCCATCCAGGTGCACCACTCTTTTAAATCCTTTTGAATAATCATGGCCGAAGTCATGAACCACCTCTTCTCCCATATTAGAGATTTCTTTTTCAAGGACACAGATATTTCCTTTCCATTCCCTATATTGTTTTAATTGTTCCTTTGTCATCCGGCTCCTCCGAAGATATTTTATATCAGTATTACTCAAACTTACTTTTTCTTGGCCTGCTGCATAGGGTGAAACATTCCAGTCTACCGCATAGTATGAATCGTTCTTCAACCTGCTGCATAGTATGATCTATGCTTTACCCCTCAACATAGTCCAATACATCTTTTAGACTGCTGCATAGTACAATTCTCACTCACATCTTTCTACCGCTTCATGCTCTCTGCAATCTCTAACGATAGATAGCAACCAACTTTTGCAATAGTGTTCATCTTTTCGATAAAGGGACAGCTTGCTAAGCTCCCCCACTTCTTTACTTTTTCCATAGTTTCCTCTTGATATTTTGATAGTAACCTTATCAACTCCTCTTTTTCTTTAATATCCATGATTCCCCTCATTTCCTCATCAAAGCATTTTGTATAGTTTGGCCAGTCGTCTTTCCTCGCTTATAATTTCAATAAGCTTGCTAAGTTCTACCCTACGCTTTTCAAGTTTCCTGTATTCTTCGCTGTCTGATTCGTGGATGTTTCTGCGGTCTAAAAGCTCGTCCATATAATCATCCAAGCATTCCACAAGACATCTTCTGCGGAAATCATTGCTGGACGTGTCCGTTCTCTGTTTCAAATAGTCCTTAAATTCTTGATAGCTTTTCATAATCACCTCCATCATCATTTATTCGGATACTTGTCCAAAAGCTCTTTCGTACTCTTCGACAGGAATATTATCTTCTGCAAATTTCATTGTCTCTTCTTCTGTGAATGTGATTATTTCCGGTCTTTTTTCATTCCACGAACTCCCAAAGCAACTTCTTTTTGTTTCTATAACCAAGAAGCATTCTCCGCTTCTTTTCTTGTAAAGCTTGCGTATTATTGATTTGCTTGCTTCATCGTATGGAACTTTAACAGAGCGGCTGTCTTGCCATATAATCTCTGCCGTTTCCGTGTCGTACTTTTTTCCATTTCTTATCCATTGCATATATTTTCCCCTTTCCGTGGTAGTCAACCGATAGTTGATAACCAACTGTCAGCTATCGGTTGACTATTTAACCATTCCGATTTCTTTTTCCCATTGTTCTATGGTTATCTGGTCTGGATTGTATTTCTCATCCACCCACCAACGCATTACTTCTTTCCCATCTTTCCACTTTGTTTTGTACCCTTTTGATTTTCTTGCGGCTATCATTTTGTCAAAAGCATTTATGTAAGCTTTTTCAAATTGAGGATATCGGCGGAACTCTTCTTCTCTCTGCTTTCTTGCCCCCATAGGGCATCCAACACACCCCACACGCTTAAAACCTTTGCAGTACAAAGGATTTATTTCTATGTTTTCATGTTTTATGTACCACCAAAGGAACTCGTCATCCCAATTAATCAATGGATTTATAAGGATTTTATTTGTTCTGTAACAACCTTCCACAAGCTCTCTGTTTTCGCCGTTATCAAGGTTTAGCACTACAACGCCGCCTTTTTTCGTTTGCAAGACATCTTCTCCGTTTACGTGTTTACGAACCTCTTTTTTTGCATTCATGATTGTAACTAACCCTTGATTCTTTTTTCTTTGAACGCTTTCCGCTTTTCTTACGCCAGTTACAATTTTCTCCCCCTTTCCGTAAGATTCTTTTAATTCCGAACAGCAATATCTCACTAGCCTAGTAGGCGGCATAAGCTTTCGTTCAATCAGTTTCCACATGGTCTCCTTAGGATGCTTTATTTCTGCCTCTATTCCTTGCCCTTTAAGCTTCTCGAATTTCCGTTTTACAAATCTAACAGTTTCTGGGGCATCTACTGTAGTGAGGTTGTGGACGACCTTAAAATCCACGCCGGACAACATAGCTATATGCGTTAGTACGCTACTATCCTTTCCTCCACTATCCATCACCACAAGACCACCTCTGCTCATTATCTGTAAAACTTCTATCGAATCCTTTACTCTCTGCTCCATTCCTCTCCCTTTAGTTAAATGGCAGTCCGTCATCTTCCACACCATCCGGAACATTCATAAATCCATCTTCGTCTGTAGCCGGTGCCTCACTTGTAGTTCCCTTGCTTTCACAGAAAGAGTGCTCATCTACTACTACGTCCGTGGTATATCTCTTAGTTCCGTCCTGAGCGGTATAACTTCCGGTCTGTAATCTACCGCACACGGCAATCTTCGTTCCCTTGTGAAGATACTTCTCTACGAACTCTCCACGCTTTCCAAAGGCCACACAAGATATAAAATCCGCATTCTGCTTGTTCTCGTCCTTCTTTCCTTGGCGATCTACCGCAAGACTATATCTTGCGACCGCCATTGGCTCATTCCCCTGCGTATATCTAACTTCCGGATCCCTTGTCAGTCTCCCCAGCAAAATAACCTTGTTCATTCTTCTACCTCCAGTTCTTCCCAAACAGCTTCATGAATTCCTCATGGCTGTATTTTTCTTCAAACGCCTCTTGTGCCATCGCTTCCAGCTCCCTGTCATATCTCCCCTTGTCATGCAGTAGCATGTGGCAAGACACGCACAAATGCACTGTCAGTCCGTATTTATCCGCAAGCTTCCTGTAGCAGCCATGCAGACAATGGTGGACATGCTCTGGACCGTATCTCCGGCATATAAAGCATTTCTCTGAATCGTCCCCTGGTATTATGCTTTTCATTGTGCCTGATCCTCCAGGTACGCCGTAGCTTCTCCCAAAGTGCCTATCAACGCTCGGACAGAACTCGGAATCTTTGCGTCCTCTCGCTCCCTTTCCAGCTGCGTATTGTATGCCCGGATAAAATGCGACTGCTCTACGGTCTCCAAAGTTTCCGTGTCTATTTGTGCCAGTTCCCTTAGGCTTGCAGGGCTCCCTATTGCTCTTTGGCAAGCAGGAGGTAATTTCTCAAACTCCTCCTCCGCACCGTAATACCCATTCCGGATTGCTTTACGCACAATAGCCCATGCTTCAGTCCCGGTCATCTCCGCTATCTTGGGCTTACACAGCTTCAAGATGTTATCCACTATCTGTCCCGGGCATGGTGGAAATCCCTTTGTATCGCTGGACAAGTACACCTTTAATCCGGCAGAGCCTTGCTCGTATGTATAATCCGTCAGCACGGACAACCAGGCAGAAATCATGTTATCAAGATCCTGCGTTGTATACCGGGAAAAGCTATTGGGGTATGTGGCCTTTACGACATAAATCAACTTTGCTATCTCCGCCTTCGTCATCATGCACCTTCTTCCCCGATAATCCCAAGCAGATAATCATTTGCATCAAAAGCACCGCGCCTAGGCGCTGCACGGTTATCTCGTTTCTCCCACGTTCGGACTGCTGCCTTCCAGTCCTTCATAGGCGCATTCCCCACTTTCCAGCCTTTAGCAGCATAGAAATCTACAAAGGACTCCGCATCTACAGCATTTTCCCTTTCCCGGCAATACTCCCTTACCTCGGCAGCTGAGGGAGGAGAGAAGCGTTTACGCGCCTCTCTCTTTTTTGGTACCGTAGGTACCTCCTCTACCTCTTCCTTATCCTCTTCCTCTTCCTCTACCTCTTCCTTATCCTCTTCCTCTTCCTCTATAGCCATTTTTGCCATTTCCGTTTTTTCTTCGTTCTGGCTAAAATAGCACTTGCCATTTTTGCCATCTTCAGAATGGCACTTGCCATTTTTGCCATTTTCAGAAGTAGTATTGCTATCGTCTTGCCATCTCCTTTCAGCACCCTTTTTCCCATTTTTAGCCTTTGCTTCGCAGTTAGAAATATATTTTTCTTCATCTTTTTTGAACTGCATTAATACCATCTCAAAGACTCCCTTAATCAAAGGGTTCTCAATGGTGTATTCTTTTCCGCTTTGATAACAGCAAATGGCATAAAACAACTCGCCAAGCTGTTCCTTCGGCAAATTCTCAAACAGTGGATTCCAGCCTCTATAAAGCATATAAGATTCTTTATCTATTGATGTAACTGCCATGACTTAACCTCTTTTTCTCTTTAAGTTCCGTATAACTCTATTCTCTGGCCTTCTTATAAAATCCCGGTATCATTCTTTCTTCTCCAACGAGGCAAGTATTGCCTTCATCTCCGCAGAAGCCGGTACCTCTAAATGCATATCTTGCATTTCTGAAATTACTCCATTGAGAAGTCTGGAAAACTCTGCGCTATCGTAAGTGCTGGATCCAAAGAAGCAGAGCATTTGTACCATAGGCTTTCCATCTACCTGTGTTTCTCCAACTATCTTTGTTTCTCTCCATTGCAGACGAACAGCTTCAACTACTTCAGGTTTAACCAGTATGTGAGTGAATTTCCCATATCTTTCAAGCATGAGCAGATACACGCTCCAATTATCCTGATTAATTGCCTTGGCAATGTCTCCAAGGCAAGCCCATAAACAGGCATTTGCATCGAGGCTCCTGCGTGCACGGTGTTGAACAAAACTAATATCCAGGTCTTTATTCTTATACTTTTCTAAGTCCTCAGGACTAGCCTGTATCTCGAAGGAGATAATAGGATGTTCAGCCCTGAATGGAATCTCCAGCCCGGTCACCCTTCCTCTAGCTTTCATTTACGCTCCTTATTCCTATTCCGTACCGCATACGATAAACATTCCAATGGTTAAAAAAATCTGTAATACTGCCACGGCCATACTGGCCTGTCTGTACATATCCCCTATCGGACCTATACAAAGGGATTTACAAATGCAGTATCCTGTAATAAACAAAAGTGATACTGATAGCCCAAGTATTCCCACTTCAAGCTTTCTCATGCTGTCCTCCAGGCTATAATCCTTTAAGCCTCTCCCATGTTGTCCGTAATAGGAAATCTACGGCGTACTGCTGCACATCATTCCACATTTCCGGCTTTCCTATGCTCTTAAACTCCTCCATGAGTTTTTCTTTAAGCTCTTTTTCTTCTTTTTTCGCAAGTTCGTACACATGGTTTGTTTTTTCTTGCATTTTCACGCCGTCTCCTTTCCTTCCTTTTCAAGTGCTCCAGGATATGCATAAGCACTATAGCGGCCATCATGCTAAGCAGCATACAGGCCATGAATACGTCCGCTCCTAT